ATGCTAGGAGTACTGTAGATACCAAACACATTGTCAGCAGTTTGAATCTTACTCAGACCACCAGCAATCATGGAATGGTCAAATTCCACACTTTCCACAGCACTACGATTTAACTGTGATGCTGTTGCCAATAGCAACTGTTCACTGACAACCAGATTACGTAACTCTTCTGCTACTAGTTTGTCCTTGACAAACATATCACTTACACTGATCTTTTGGCTTGCTGGCATCATTAAGTCCAAGTAGTCTACCAAGATAGCATCTACTTTAATGTTACGCTGTGTTTGAAATTCGCGTACCCATGCCAAGATGTCGTTTGCTGTGATACCATTGGTAAGTTGAACAATTTGTAACTTACCCTTCTTACCAGCTGTCTTAACTTTAAGTTCGACTTCATCCAATCTCTTATACAATTCTCTAGTAGACATGTCTGTGATCATAGCATCCATACGCTGACTACATAACAGTTCACTAAGTTCCAGTGAGAAGTATACAACATTCATTCCTGCTTGTGACCAATTTAGTGCCAAATTCTGTAAGAATAAACTTTTACCTGCGCCGGATGCTCCTGCAAAAATGTTTAACTCACCTTTGTTAAATCCACCGTACAATTTGTCATCTAAGTCTTTCCAGCCAGTGGACACTTGACCGTTGTTGTCTCTAATTGCTTTTAGTCGTCCAACTGGATCAGCAAAGTAGTCGGTACCAAATGTCTTTGGTAAGCCAACCTGTACAGCTTCTTTAATTAGTTTCTCAACTGCACCATACTCATGTTTTTCTAACATGTCAGAGCTTGTTAAAATAGCTTTCTCTAATGCTTTGTATCTAGAGAACTTTTCAAACTCTTCCAAGAACCATGAGCTATGCTGTTCTGCTGTTGGTCCAATGTTCTCAATGTCAACACCACCCACTGCTTTAATCTGCAATGGATCTGGAATGTCACCGTGTTGATTAACATAGTCTTTGATAAACTCTGCGGCTTTTCTGATTCGTCTGTCAAAGTGATCTGGGTCCAAGATGTTATTACATCTTGCCGCTAGGTCTCTACTACTAATTAGAAACTGCAAATACAACGTCTGCGTACTTACACTATATTCTTTATCCATTAATTATTCCCCCATCGCAAGGCTGTCATTGCGGCGTCTTCTTGTTTATTAAAATCAAATATCATGTAATTTTCTGTTATTTCTGTTTTATAGTTATTGCCAGGTAACCCATATTCTTCTATCACCCAAGCACACACATGATTCCACCATTGTGTTGTATCTTGCCCTAGCTTCCAAGTTAGTTTAACTTTATACACACCACCGCCTTGCTATTAATTTAATCTTTAATGGCGAGCTTTCAATAGCCAATAACACACTTTGTAGTGTAGCAACTCTACCAAACTGTTGTGCGGCTTGGTTAGCATCCTTAATACCTTCTGGCCAATCTGGAAAGGCAACACTCCAGCCTAATTCTGCCGCTTGCATGGCTAACTGTAGTCCTGCCTTGTCTTTATCAGGAAGCACTACAGGTTCGTTATCAATGTCCTCAATAATTTTTGCTTGTTCCGGACTAATGCTATTGGTCATAACTGCAACGCCGTCAAGAGTTAGAGCATCATACTCGCCTTCGGTTATTATTGTGTACTTGCGTTGTTGGCTTTGGTGGTCTAAATTAAACACAAAACTAGGAGGTCTACTTGTAACCATCTTTGCTGTTTTCTTATCTGGTACATCACCTATCCACCTGGCACTGTATCCTACAATTTTACCATCACTCATGTAAGGTAATATGACACGACTATCCATACCTTGTATTGGACTAGCACTGGTATACCATTCACTTAATTCTAATACACCACGGCTATCTAAATATTCTGCGGCTTCTAAATTTAATTCTCTAACTGTCCAAGGCCACGTTATTTCTGGCCAGTCAGGCTTCTTATATGGCTCTTCAACAAACTCTTCTGATTCAACTACTTGGTCCCATAATTGAATTTTTAATCTTTGTATATCACCTTCGTCGATACCAATCTGGCGCATTAGTTTTATTAACTTGATGCCTAGTCGCTGTCCTGGTCGCCAACCTGTGGTATATTGACAATTAAAACAATGATAGCCTACTCTATCTTGTTCAAACTTTAGGCCACCGCGGTGTCGTGTATCTGATCTGGTCTGTCCGTTTTGAGTACACATTGGACAGTTCATAGTGAACCAACCATTTACGGTTGATTTCACAGGTGGTAGATGCGCCCTTAAAATGTTCTCAACTAAGCTCATATAAAGTGTATATTACACTCTTATTAAAACTCTGTCAAGCGTTCCTGCGTTGGATGGGTTATTTTGTTTTACTACTCGTAGCCAACGAACACCACCATAGTAGTTGTATGGATCAATACCTGTGTATCCGGCAAAGTCCAATACGGCTGTTGTATAGTCTTGTGGTTTCAGGTCTGCCCAAAGCGTAGATCCGCTAACAACTTCATCAAGTGTGCCTTGAACAATAATACTACCTGTCCAATTACTTCCATACACTGCTACAGTAAACATAGATGTATCTTTTCTGTAATAAGTTGGACCATTAACCGCACTGGACACAAACGTACTTTGAACTGATGGTGTACTTACATCTGTGTAATCAGTGATTATGCTAGTTGAACGCGATGTTGGTACAACTTCATCTTTTACTTCAATATCAAAACCTGCTTGTTGAGCACGATTCCATGTTAAGGCCGTTTCGAGCCCGTCTTCATTTACAATAGTTGCGGCTAAGGTATACAATCCAGATCCCAGTGTCATTAAATCTCGAGCAAAAACTGTTAATCTTGCTACTCCGTTTTCTGCTACCACAGGCATTGCGCGGCGGCGGAATATAGTTGAACCAGTATTCCTGTCCCAAAAGGTAACAGTGACTTCTCTACGTAATAAACTAACTGGTCTACGATCACTGCCCGAAACAGTTAGATCTAGTATATTATCCACACCCTTAAACCAAACAATGCGTTGGTCGGTGTAACTAGGTACATGTCGGGTGGTGCTTGGGCCTGTTCCGGCCCCGGCATAATTAAGTGTAGCTGTTGGAATGGATGTATTTAGATTTGCCATAAGCTTATTTAGCTGGACAGTGGTAATTTAATTTGCTAAGTAATACTGAGATGGATAACAAGATTAAAGAGTTTCTAGAACGCTTCCCTTTTATGAGTTTGGTGCGTTATGGTAACCAAGAATTAGTAGGAATTATACAAAATAGTGATACAATAGTGGTCACTATGTACATCTACAACCTCTTAAAAGATGATGAAGACAAATTGAATTTTGTCGAAGCTGGTGCTGAATGGTGGTGGGGTAGTAATAGACTAATTCCAATTAACATTGTTCTAAAAGAACCAATGCGTAGATTTACCTACACACTAAAAACATTCTCAACCAAAGATTTTGAAGTTCTATATGGACATCAAACAAGTCTTACCAACATTATTACAAAACGAACAAAACGCAGACAAATTAGTCTTGTTCGTAAAATGGATTAACTATATCCGTAACTGATCTGTTCGCAGATTAAATTCATCTGAGCAACAATGGCCACAGCATACGCTGTTGCGTGACTCTTCTTAAAATAATACTCATCAGATTCTGGCTTTGTCCAAACTTCATTCATGATTGTGCTCCAAGGTTTGCCAATTAGATAACGCTTGGCAGGTCGAATCATTGCCAATACTGCGGCCAGTTGTTCAACTGACTGTGGACATGTTTTCTTTAAGACTTCTGTGTGTCCTTTAAGATGGAACAGCATGTCTACAAAATCATTTACCTGGAGTAAGTCCCAAATTGGTTCTTGGGCGGCAAGAGCATCCAAGTGTTCTTTGCTTTTAACTTGTTGGTATAGACTTACATTAAGCAAGTCAACTTTAAAGTAGCCTTGTTGTTCAGCTGACTGGTAGTCAATGTTGGCCCATCCTGTGAATGGATCAGTTGGGATTGGATGGAAGTATACACCAGTCTTGTGCTTTTGCTTTTGGCCAGTATTCATTACTTGCATTGCTGGTACGTGTGGCAATAGTCGTAGGATATCTTCCCTGTTAGCAAAGTCAATATCAACGTCAGGTAAATTATTTTTCTTTAGCATTTTTAACCAGTTCAATAATTGCCTGTTGTTGTTGTTTCATTTCTTCCATATCTTTAGATAGTACATGAATAATATTAATGAACTGTTCTATCCTTTCTTCTAGGAAGATGAATCTAGCGCCAGCATCATAGTTGTGTTTATCCAATCCCGCTCTTGTTGATTTTTTTGTATTTTTTTTATCCACCATTCTGTGTCCATATGTTTAGCAATAGCTTCAATTTGACCAGGTTCTAGTCTATCAAGCATTTGTTGTGCGGCATCCACTGAATAAATTATCCAA